AGGAAAGACACAATCTGCGCGGCAATCTCCACAATGGTCGTGACCATCGGCACCAACGCGCCGACCACAGTAGACACCATGCCGATGAAAGCTTCACCAATCTGGACGAGCACGGGGATGACCGCGGCGACAATCGGCTGGACCATCGTCACGAGGCCCTGGAAAATCTGGGCCAGCGAATTGCGGAAAGGCTCACTAGATGCGAGCGCGGTCACAAACGCGGCCACGAGCAGACCGATACCGGCGACCACCGCGAGCACCGGGGCCGATAGGCCCGCGAGGACGCCAGCGACAGCGCCGATGACCGGGATAATCGCGCCCACCACGGAGGCAATTGTGCCGATGATTGACACGACGGTGCCGATGACCGGGGCGAGCTGTGCCATTGCGCCGACCACCGCGATGATAGTCGCCGTCAGCTGGGGGTTATTGCGCATGAATTCGGCAATTTGCTTCACGACGTCCGCGATGACGGGGAGGATGACCTTCAGCGCCTCGGACAGTCCCTTGGCGAGCTCATCGACCACCGGGGCGAGCGATTGCTTAAAATCTGCGAAAGCGGGGGACAGGCCCTGCGCGATTTGGGTGACGAGCGGCGCAATTGCCTTCACAATGTCGCCGACGGCTCCGAGCAGTGCGCCGACCGAGGGGGCGACCGCCGCGAACGCGGGCGCGAGGGAGATAGCCGCCTGGACAATGCCGTCGAGCAGCTTGCCTACGCCGTCCGCGATAGCGGGGTTGCGCAGGGCGTTAGCCAGACCATCCATGAGGATGGAGATAGCCGTACCGGCCTTCTCCATCGACCGTGCGATGACCGGGGCGAGCGCCTCGAACGTCTTAGTGAGGGCGCCCACACCAGGCTCGAGAGCCTTGATTGCGTTAAATGCGCCCGTGAATACGGTGGTGAGTGCCCCCTGGAACGCGGGGCCATTCACGATGCCGTTTAGTGCGCCGAGCGCGGTCGCCAGGCCGGCGAGACCACCACCACCGGCGGCCTCCGCCGCCTTCGCGACACCGTTGATGATGCCGGCCACAGACCCGAGAGCAGAGGCGAAGAGCTTGGCGTTTGTGATGCCCCTCTCAATGAGCTCATAGATTTTTCCGGAGGCCTCAGCCTGTTCCACCCAGTCACGGAAAGACGTCGCAATCTGCGCGAAGGCCGCGGCCATGCGCGGCAGATAGGTGCCGCCGACAGCGCCGATACGGACGATAGCCTCAGCGAGTGGGGCCGCCGCCGTGGACGCAATTTGAAAAGATTCACGGAGCGGCTCGAAGAGCTTTGCCATGCCGCCGACCGCGATCATGCCATTTGAAATGCCCTGGAAAAATTCGCCCCAAAATTTACCGGCGATAGGGCCAAAAGCCACATATTGCTTGAGGAACGGGTCGAACGCATTTTCTACGAACGCGGCGAGGCCGCCGCGCGCTTCATCCCAGAAAGCGCGGCCAAATGCCAAGCGCACATCACGGATGGTGTCCATGATTTTGCCCTCGCCGCCGTAGAATTTGCCGAGCTCCAGGTGGATATTCTGGAGGCCGTCAGCAGACGCGGCCAGGCCCACGACGAAACCGGACAGGATGCCGGGCAGGGCGAGGCCCGCGCCCGCGACCTGAGTTAGCGAGACTGCGAGCATCGCGGCATTGCCTGCCGTGGCAGACATCACAGCGCCCATAGCGGCGACACGAGTAGCCGCGAGAGACGCCGACACCGCAATCTTATCGAAATTGCCGGCCAGATTCTTGGCGTGCTCGACCGCACCGGCGGCAATATTGCCGCCCGAGAGAGAGGCCAGACCCGCACGCGCCGCATCGAGGCCCTTGAGGAGGACGCGGACCTCGGCGGTACGCGGGCGAGTCAGCACGCCCAGTGCCGCCGAGGCCGCGCGGGTTTTAGCGTCCACCGTCACATGGGTTTTCAGGTCGCGGCCAATCGTCGCGAGACGCGAGCGCGTCGCCGCGAGCGATGCCTGGTCCACCTGCGCGTGGACCGCTGCCTTTACGTCCAGGCCCTTCTCAATCGAGGCGAGCTTGGAGCGCAGCTCGGACTTGAACCGCGACGTGTCGGGGTAGACACGAATCGACAGCTTGCCGATATTCGCCATGTGACGTTCCTCTCTACTGTAATTACAGGCCGGGCGGGAATAGCTTAGACAAGTCCATCTGCGCGACCGGGGTGCCGGCACGGGGCCGGCGGCCCTTCCGCACGACCCTGGGAGCCTCGATACGCTCCGACGCCCGCAACTTCTTGCCCTTCACCTGGGTATTCGTGGCGTTAGCGATAGCGGCGAGAATCATCCTATCTAGCCCCCATCCGAAATGGTCATCTCCGCCCAGGTTATCGGCGCGCCATAGGCTCCGCTCCTCATGCGGGATGCGGTCCAGCAGCGCCTCCAAGGGGCGGATATCTGAGACCCAAATCATAGTGAGCGGGTTCACATGGTAGAGCGCAATGAAATCTCCGATGAGGGACGGAGACTCATCGAACAGGCGTTCTAGTTCGCTCCTTTTCCCAGTTCACCAGCAAAAGCGACGCAGGCCTCCAGCGCATCGGTCATGTGTGCCGCGTTCCACAGCTCGCGGCGCCACACGTCCATGTCCACGATGAAACGCTCATCAGACACGACGCGGGCGACAGCCTTCACTGATGCGATGTTGGCCTCTTCACCCTCGACGTCCATGCCATCCAGCGCTTCGACCACATCGAGCGCGTCCAGGGGGTCGATTTCCTCCAGAGGCTTGAAATACTTAGCCGCCGGCAAGTCCTTCAGACGCTTAATTTCCTGCTTCTTCAGGCGGTCAGTCGGGGTCTTGCGGGCAGCGGGAGCCTTGGTAGCCATTGGGTGTCTCCTTAAAAAATAATGGGTGCCAGTGACAAAAATCACTAGCACCCATTATAGCGCGACACGACGACTAGGCGTGCTCGCCAACCACGCCCGCAGCTACAGCGCCACCAGAGCGCGGACGCGGGTACAAAATCTTGTGCAGACGGCCCTGACTATCACGCTCAGCCGTGACCTTAATCGCAATCGAATTGTAATTCTCCAGGTCCCACTTCGGCAGGCCAGAAATAGCCATCTCACCCGCGTAGATAATCAGGCCGGTCAGCATAGCGCCGTCCTCCACAATGATAATGATTGCCCACTGAGTCGTGGTAGTGGAGGAAGTGGTCACATAGCCGTCAGCCTCGCGGATACCGCCGGCGGTCAGCATCTCAAAAAGTGCCTTCGACGGGGCCACACTGGTAATGGTGCCGGTGACCTTAGCACCCGACCGGGCGTTCTTGCGGTCCCAAGTGCGCTTCGCCGAGTCCTTGTCGCTATCCTCCTCGAATTCGGGGAGGCTATCGGCCGAGGTGTCGCCAATCCACTTCCAAGCGCCCAGGTCCTCGCCGTCGAACTTGTAATTGTCGAAGTTCGGCTGCGCGGTACCGACCGGCGCGATGTAGATGTGGCCCAGCGCGCCGATAGTCATGTTGTCGAGAGATTCCGTGAGCTTGCTCATAGAACACCCTTCCTACTCATTGGCCGGGGATTTAGCCCGGCACACAATTTCAACCGCCGTCGAGTACTGAAAAATCGACGACTTCTCATATTTGTGCGCGGCAAGGTGGGGGACGGTGCTGACGGTGACGCGCGAAATCCACCCGGTATCGGTCACCCTGTGCACCGAATCCTCTAGCATCCTAAGCGCCTCCTGACAGAGGGCCGCCGCCGCCGCGCGCTCACCCGCAATAGCGTTCAGAGTGAGCACCGACACAACCCCATACCGGGCGTGCGGGGAGTTCCCACTGAAAACCTGCGGCGGGGCCTGCTCCACGATGAGAGCCGGTAGACGGCGCAGAAAATCAGACGGAGCCTGAAAATACAGCCGCCCAGGCAGCCCAGCGAGACGCTCCTCCACCAGAGCGAGCGGGTCGATAGTGTCCAAAATCACGCACCCCCAAATCGTCCACGCAAAAGTGCGCGCGTAAAAACGTACTTCCCGGGCTCCCACCGACCGGACGGGGTGATGAACCCCCATTCGATGATGTGAGCTTGCGGGTCTGTGGTGTACACCACATAGTCAGTCACACCGCGCGTGGTGCGCGTCGGCTGCATCCTGATGCTCGACGCATAATGACCGGTCGGCACGTGCTCCACCTCGGAGTACATGCGCGCCACCTCAGACTCCACGAGCGCGAGCGCTTTACCCGCCTGCGCACGATACGCAGGATGCGCACTAGCCGCGCGAGCGGCTAGGAGCTCAACATTATTCTTCAGGTACAGGCGGCTACTCATCGGACCTCACTAGACGGGTCCACGATAATGATTTTCACGTGTGCGGTGCGTGGTGACATGGACGACACGAGGGCGTCGCCGCGCTGCTCAAAGACCCGGCCCATCCAGGTCACGCGGCTGTACGGCCCCCCGGGCCAGCCTATGCCACCATGCTCGCCGGGGAAATATTTCACCCGGTACGCGGTGACGGTGCTCACTCCCATGTCCTGAGCCTCCTCAGCTGAGACAGGCTGGACATTGCACCTCACCGTGACCGGATCCCCGTGCCCCTCCGGCCCATACGGGCCCTCAGAAGCCACAATAGGTGTGACGGTCACCTCATGGACACCGCGGCGCAGACGACTCATCATGCACCGCCATTCCACGTGGTGGACTCCGACCACGAGCCGCGGCCCGGCCACCCATATTGGAACGCCCACGGGGGCGGAACCTCACGGGCACCGGGGCCGCCGTACCGCTGAGCGGCATAGCCGTCAGTCACCGGGCCGACAGACCGATAGCGGCCACCATCGAGCACGCGGGCGAGCTCGTCCATATCCGAGCGGAGCACGTCCAGGCGGGCAGACGCGGCCAAAAAATTCAGCTCGTACCGGTACCCGTCCTCCGTCTCGGACTTGTACAGGCCTCCGGACTCGTCACGCAGGACGCGGGCCACGGACTCCGCCTCCACCTGGGAGACGATGCCGCGAGCCACACTATCCAGCGCTACCAGCTCCGACAGATTACGCCACCGCGCCTTGATGCGGAGCTCCACACGGTCCAAAAGCTTCTCGACGACGCGTGCGTCACCCTCCGCAATTGGACGACGCAGAGCCACCTCAACATCATTCACTGTGGCGATAGCCATGCTACTTTACCTTGTCCTCGAGCGCGAAGAACGCGTTAGTGTCCGCAATTGCCCAGCCGAAGGACGCCTCACACAGCAGGGCCTCCTGGTTGGTCTGGAAAAGCGAGGTAGTGGTAGCGCCGTCAGTGATGGACGCCTCACTCGAGTAGCGGAAAGTAATTTCATTCGCAAAGCCGTAGACCAGCTGAGACCAGTCACCACCAATCGCGCGGACCTTAGTGTCCGCGTTGGTGCCTACCTGGCCGGAGACCACGTCGCCGTATGCGGTGGGCAGACCGAAGACCTTGCCCATGTCGTCGGTCAGGTCAAGGCTGGACTGGTAAATCGGGCGGCCGTTAGTGTCGGTCGCGCCCATGAGCTCAAGACGCAGGGAATCATCCGCGGCCAAGCCGTTCACGCGGTAGCCCAGGCGCGCATCCTGGACGGCCTTAATACCGGCGATGATATCGCCGGAAATGCCGCCCTTAGCCTGCGCGGTGGTGCCCAGCTCGACGCGCTTAGTGGTCTGGTTCACAAACTCAACGCCGGGGATAGCCTGGCCGTTGGTGGACTTGCCGTGGAGCACTGCGAGGTCGAAAGCGCGGGTAATTGCGCCGGCGAGCTGCTGCTGAATGATGCCCTCCAGGCCGAGCTTGTCGGCCTTGGCCAGCTCTTCGGACCAGGTGATGATTGCCGCGACCTTGATGGGGCGCAGAATCTTCGAGGACAGGCCGAATGAGGTGACGGGCTTCATGCCAGCTTCGCCCACGACGCCAGCCTCCGGGCGGGAGGTCTGGACAGCGACGGACGAGCCGGTGAGCGGGAGTGCCAGCTGGTCACCGGCGAGCTTCTTCACGACCGAATCCTGCACGGCCTTGGTAATGACCTTGCTAGAGAATTCGGGCGGGAAAATGTTAGTGTTCTTGAGCGAATCAAGGGTCAGAGAAGCCATTTTTTAGCTCCTTCCTTCTAGTGTCGGTTGCCGCGCACGGCGTCGAGCCATGACAGGGCAGTGTTTGCGGGCGTGGGCTCGGACGCCTGCGCCGGGTTAGGGGGAACCTCACGAGAAACCGGAGCCGCCCCGATAGACTCGCGGAGCTTAACCACGTTAGCCTCCACCTCATCAGCAGTGGAGCCGGCCACCACAGATGCGAGGTCCAGCGACAGGCCGGCGGCGGCGAGCGCGCGGAGCTTAGCGTTCTCAACCTGCGCGGCGGCTAGTTTTGCCGCGTAGTCGTGCTCCGGTTCAGCGGGCTGGGCCGGTTCGGGCTCCGGTTCGGGCTCCGGTTCAGGTTCAGGGGCCTGGGCGGCAGCGAGGTCCTCGCTCAGCTTTGCCTTGTCCGCACGCAGTGCCGAGTTGTCGGCACGCAGATTCTGAATCAGGTTCCACGCAATCTCGGGGTTGAATTCCTCCCCGTCGCGTTCCCACGGGGGGATAGCGGCGGGGGTGGTTTCGGTGGTTTCGGGTGCCGCCTCCTGGGCGGCCTGGGTAGTGGTATCAGCCACTTGGTCCTCCTATTTTCTAGAGGGGCACGCCGACCGGCGCGCCGCGCTCTTTGAGTGCTTGTTCTAGCCATGCCTGGGCGTTTTTCCCCGGGTACTTGTCGGGGTGAGCTCTCACATCGTCTATTGTAGCGTGATAGAAATCACGAAGCTGTTCGTATTCGCGGCGGCCGGCCCAGCCCGTCGATTTGTAGACCGGCACCACCATGCAGTCGCAGTTATTGTGAAACTTGTCACGCCCTCCCGCGCCGCCCTTGCCGGCGTGATGCGCCGACGAGTAGACAGGCCCACGCGAGGCGAGCATCACGCAGAAACCGCACGACGTGCGGCCAGTCAGGACGCGCGCCCAGCCGACAGGGTACACGCGGGCTTTGCCGTCCTCTCCCACCGTGCGGTTGAACGCTTCCGCGGACTGGTGCGGCTCCAATGCTACTGGCTTCACCCCGGTGGGGAATATTTTCTCGGGCGGCATGAAATTTGGGATCACCGGGTCTGGCACCGCGCGCATCACCTGACGGCGCGCGGCCATGCGGACGTGCCGCGCCAAAATCCCGGCCAGGTATTTGTCGCTCTTGCCGGTGGACTCACGGAAAGCCTGGACGACCGAGCCCGCACGGTACGGCTCTGGCTCGGGGATGAACGGCTCGACGCTCAGCCCGCGCGCCGCATCACGGAGCATCTGGTCCCCAATCTTCGCCGCCTCCAGCCGAGCCGACCGGGTAAGCTTCAAAATCTCAGACTCAGCGAGCGCACGCTGAGCCGCATCCGACCTATCCACCGTCGAGAGAATCGTTAGCACCTGTGGGGTGAACAGCGCCACAATCGACCGGATAGCCGCGGCGTATGCGCTGATTATCATTCGACGCCCTCACCGAGTGCCGCGCGCACCTCAGAATCGTGCGAGTCCTCGCGCTTCGCCTGCTCAGGCGACAGGCCCAGGAATTCGCGTGCCGTCTGCGAGGTGATGACACCCTGCGCCTGCGCCTGCAGCATCAGCGCATTGCGGGAGCTGATAGACGCCACGGCGGGGTCACGCCAACGCGCCTCCAAAGTCTCCAACCCCTCAACCTTCACGCCTGCCATCTGCAACACCATGCGCGCAATCTCCTCAACCGCGTCACCGAAAAGATGCTGCTTCAGCTCGGCGCGGGAAATCAGGCCGTCCTTAGCGGCACGCATAGCCTCCGCACTCGTAGGATTCGAGTCCGAGCTAACACCCATCATGGACGCGGGGATGCCCGTCATCGCCGAGACCTGCGCGGCGTACAGCTTGAAGCTGCTGATAATTTGCTGGAGGTCAGCGCCGGGGATAGACCCAGCCTGCGACCCAGACGGGCCAACCAGCAGGTGACCGAAATGAGCCTCCAACCGCGCCAGGCCGGGGTGCAGACCGTCGCCGGTGAATTGGTCGGCAACGCCGTCACCGAAAAGATAGCGCGTGGGCATGGCGAGGAGCTCCTGCGCAATCTGGAGGTTGGTCAGCGAGCGCGAGGCGGCATCGCACAGCTCGATGATGTCCTCAACCTCGGAGGTGCCGCCGCCACCGATGCGGGTGCGGTTTACCACCTCCACGATAGGCACACCGGGGTAGGTGGACGAGTAGTCGTGCTCCTCGATGAGGGTCTCTTCCCCCCCGTCCACCGCATACACCTTCAGGTGGCCGGGGGTGTAGACTGCCTTCTGCTCCACGCCGCCGCGCGTATAGGTCTGCACCGCCTCGATAATCGTCCCGAAAATATCGCGCTTCACCACGATATCGCGGCCACGATGCGCAGACAGGCGCGGGATGTTCGAGCCGGGCATAACCGAGCCGCCGGCCACTACCCAGGCGTGGCCGGTCACCAGCGCCTCAGTCAGCGTCAGCGTCAGCAGTGAATCGAAATTATTCGCCTGGAGGATGCGGTGGAGCTCGTGGGGGACCTCACCACCAGCCATAGTGAACCCCTCTAGCACGAGCGAGCGCACCAGCACATCCACGGTCAGCTTGGGCCAGCGCACTGGCATCTCCAGAACACGCACATTTGGCGGCAGGGACACGCCGATAGCGTCTAGCCGGCGCCGGCCCTCGTAGTACGCCTCGTAATCCTCTACAGTACGAGCCACTTCTGCTCCTTTTTCTTTGCGGTCTTCTCTGTCAGACCATAGTACGCCAAAGATGCGGCCACGAGCGGGCTAATATCTGCGCCGGTGTCGGCACGCGCCCAGTGCCACAGGTCACTCATGCCCTTTGACCGGCGGCACGCCTGCACCGCCTCATCCAGGATAGGGTCGCCCAGGTGACGTACCTTCCCAGAGGCGATAGCGTCATAAAACGCACCACACGCACGGTCATACTCGCGGCCCGTGAGCCCCCACATCTGCCTTTGCAGAGCCGGGGACCCGCCGACGACACGCCCAGCCTGGCCAGCCAGCGTGTAGACCATCGCCGCCGGTGACCACGCCTTTTTTAGATCATCCATGCGGCCCGGCACCCACCCGGTACCGCCCTTATGGTCGATAATCTCGATGTGCACGGTGCCGTCATCACGCCAGGACGCGGCAGCCACCGACGCGATGTCAGACAGCGGGGTGACGTCCACGCCGAACGCAACATCCAAGCCAGCCTCGGAGTCCTCGTCGCGGCACTGCTCCCAGAAATCGGCGGGGATAGCAGACTCGCCGCCGACTTTCGACCAGATACCCAGGCGCTCGCGATTGAATTCCTCCGCGCCCATAGTGCGCCGCTCATCCGCAACCCACTCGGGAGAAATTCGGAGGCCCAGGGCGGGATTTGCCATAGCCCACATTGCAGGGTCCGCCGGGTCGGCCCCATCAGGCGCAGACCACTCATAAAAAGCCAAATCGCCCGGGTCTCCACTCATAGCGCGGTCACGCACACGGGCCAGAACGTCGCTATCGGGAAATCCAGCAGATGATGTATACCACACTTGCGGGTTGCCCTTCATGGTCTTCGCGGACAGCGCCGGGCGAGCCGCCGCCTCCACCTCAACAGGCAGGTTATACGCCTCATCAAATGCCAGCAGGTCGAACGTGTAGCCGCGAATCGAATCCTTCGAGCGCGCCTTAAACAACATGCGCGTTTTAGAGCGGCCAGACGCTTTATCTGCCGCGACCGTGAAACTCATCTCTGAATTTCCGGTCTTGATTCCGGACATTTTGCCGCGCGGGTCGCCACGGTACCCCTCCATCATCTCGACCAGATAATCACAGCCGCGAATCAGAGACTCCATGCGCCGTTGATGCTCCGCCGCCGTACCGAAAAGGTGTGCAGTGTGAACAATGTTCTCGCTGAAAAGAAACAGCCCCGCGAGCTCGCGCGCCTCCAGCACCGAGCCCTTGCCATTCTGACGCGGGACGATAAGGCCAACATTTTTAGCGGCCCATTTCCCATCATCATTGGTCGCGCACGCGCCACGCAGTACGTGCTCCTGCCACGGGTCCAGCATCAGACCAGCCACAGCGGCCAGGTCCACAGCATCATCACCCCGAGTAGTCACGTGCAGGGGAGTCACGTCAATGCGCGGGAGCTGAGAACCAACAACCGCGCCCACTATGCGCCACCAGCCGCGGCACGAGCCTCACGGGCCGCCCGCACACGCGCCAACTCATCCACCAAAGACGGGCGCGAATTCGCAGGCTGGCCATCCGCCAGCTTCGCCTTCTCCGTCACCACATTCACCGCGGCAGAAATGAGACCGGGCACGTCACGAGCAACCGCAACCTGCAACGAGGCGCGGGCGCGCAGCAGAAGCTCGTCGTAAATCTCGCTAGGTTCCGACAGCGCCGGAACCTCAACCTCAATCGACTGGCCATAGGCCACAGTCTGACGGACACGCACCGTCTCACCGCCGGTATGTTTAACCGGCTCGACGGTTAAACGCGCCTCCTGCTCCTTCTTCACATTCCGACGAGTCTTCTTCTCGTCCTCCGCGCGCTTACGCTCACGATACACCGCCGCGTTCTTCCGCGACGCCTCGCGGCACGCAGGGCACGGCTCCTCACCAGCACGCTTGTGACGCATGAAAGCGGCGTAGGTGCCGTGCGGCTTCAGGTTGCGAGCCATTGCTGGCACCTCCAAACGTACAATTTCGGGCTGGGAGCGCCCGGGGGGAGAAACGACTATGACCGTAGGGGCTCAAATGGGGTGTAGGGGGGGTATGCCCCCCCCTCGCGTTACACAGTTTACCAGGCGCGTGTGGTTTTTGGTTTTTTGATTTGGCCTGGCAGGCGGCGTTTGCCGCGGCGTGAGTTGCAGCGCCTGTGTGCTGGGGCGAGTTGGCCGTAGAGGTTTCCGCCGTTTGCGATGGCGTCGAGGTGGTCGGCGGTGAATGACATGGGGTGTGTGGGCGGGAGCGTGAGGTCGATAGGCTGACCGCACAGGTGACAGGGCAGGCCCTGGGTTTCGACGGCGCGGCGGAGCGCCTTGGTGCGCTTGATATATTCGTGGGCGTTGTATTTTGTCTTTGTGCTCATGGTGCAAGTGTAGCCCCCCGCGCCTGTTGTGGTGCGGGGGCTATGTTTGGGGGGGGGTTACGCTTCGTAGGTTGCGGTTGCCCAGTCGTGCAGGGCTATGACAAGGCTCTGCGTTTTTTCTTTTCGGGTGCCGCCGGGGGTGGTGACGGCGACCTGCAGGATTGCCGTGATTACCTCCGAGATACGGCGCAGGTGTAGCGGATGTGTGTCTGGGACGGGCGCGTAGTTCTCTAGGTGCCAGGTGAGCACGGCGCGACTGTATTCGCTGATTGCCCAGTAGCCGGCTACTCGGCTGCTGTCGTCTAGGGTGAGGTGGATTTTAGCGCTCATGGGTGGGGGCCTCCTCGATGTGCTCTAGGATGAAGCCGCCGTGCGGGGCTTGCTTGGTTGGCTTCAGTGCGCGGATGATGCGCCAGCCGCCGCCGAGTACGTGGCCTTCCAGGGCCTCGATGCAGATTGGGGATTGCTCGGAGGCGACGGTGACGAGCGTGGGCTCTGCGTCGCTGGGCTTGCCGGGGATTTTGAAGTCTATGTGTGAGAGGCATTTGCCGAGGTGTGAGAGGCGCTCGTGCTCGCTATCGTACCGGCTGGCGATGCGGACGACGGCGAATTTTTGGGTTTCCGTTCCTAGGTGGACGTCCAGCTCTAGGATGGCCGTGGTCGCGGCTTCGCTGAGGTACCCGATGGCGATGTTCTCTAGCGTGGGGCCCAAGCCGTTGTCGTGGAGGAAATATTCGATGTCTTCAATATCACATTCGGTCGCGTTGCTGTATAGGCGCAGGGGCACGACCGCCTTAAGCGGATCGCCGTTCACGGGGGCAGCGTTGAGAATCTGGCACAGGCGCGCCATAGTCGCTCCGCTTGCTCGGGCTATGAATTTCAGGTCACCCGACGGGTTCGTCTCAAGTGTGACGTCGAGGTTTGCGAGCGCGGGGTGTCGCTTGATGGCGGCTTCGGGGTCGAAGATTTCCCCATCGGGGTTCTTGAACATGGTCTTTTGGCGGTTGGTGGTGCTCATTTGGGGGCCTTTCGGTTGTAGGGGGCTCGGTGGGTCTTTTGGAGCCATGCGTCGTAGCGGCGCATTTCGGTCTCGGTGTAGAGGCGCACGGTCTGTGTTGGGGTTTGGGCGTATTCGATTTCGGGTGTGAGGTGGCCGGCGGCTCGGTCTAGGGCGACGAGGTATCGGTGGCGCCCGATGCGGGCGGCAACCTTGGCCTCGGTTAGCAGGTTTGTGGTCATCGTGTCTTTCAGTGGTGGTTATTTTCTGGGTTTAGGCGGGCGCGGCGGGCTTGGAGCCACGCGTCGAGAGCGCGGCGGTTGTGTTCGGTTGTGGCGCGTATCTCTTCCTCGGTTTTTCTGGGTTTGGGGCGGGTGCGGGGCGGGACGTTCGCGATTTTCCCGGCCTTTTTGGCTCGGGAGTATGCGCGTTTGCGGCATGTGTCGCAGTCGGGGTTTGTGTCGTCGAGGTCCCATCCGCATTTTACGCAGCTGGTTTTATCGGGGATTGTGTCTTTTGCGTCGGGGTGCCCTTGGGCGCGCCATCTGGAGTGCCGGGCGGAACAGCGGTGGCACCCGGGGGTGTATTCCTCGCGGGGGCCACCGCATCCCGGGCATGTGGTAGTCATGATGTTTTTCCCTTTCGGTGTGGTTATTCGTCTAGCCAGCTATGCAGGGGCTCATCCCCGCTCGCGCGGGGAACACCGGCGGTGTGCGGTACGGTTTCGGTCGCGGCGTTTAGTCATTGGGGTGTGCCCCGTCGCTAGAGATTCTTAATAGCGTCGTCGATGCGTTGCCGGGTGAGCCTAAACGTGGCGTCCTGAGAGTTCGCCTCCATCTGCCAGGCGATTTCTCGCTCGCGCTCATTGTCCAGCCATTCCGTAAGGCGGTTAGCTATATTCTCCGGGCGGTTGCACTCGATAATCACCTTGTCGATGGTGTTGCTGTATACCGGTACCCAGCACCCATAATAAATGGGGGTGCCCTTCCTATCCCAGCCAAAAAGGTTATTATGACCGCCTACGAAGCGGCGCGCGTGCTCTTTGATGTCGTAATCCTTGCTGAGCACGAAGCTACGTGAGTTAGCGCCGTACATGTTGCTTGTCGGAAAGTTTGCGCGTTCGGGGTGGTAAATCTCCACGAAGTTGTGACCTTTACCGCAATCGTAGCTATGGGTCGGGAGGTTGCCGTGCTTAAACCAGTCTGCCAGCCACTTGTCATAGAGCGTGACCTGAAAGTCGATAAGGTTTTCATTTTTCGGGGTTACGGGCGGTTCTGCGGGTGTGGTGGTTTTTCCTTGGAAAAGGTCGAGTATGCCGGGCATGGTGTTTGTTCCTTTCGGGTTTGGGGTGCCCCGCCCGGTGAGGGGCGGGGCGTTGGTTGTGTGGGTTGGGTTAGCAGATGGTCTCGTCGCCGCCGACCATCACGACGGTATCGGGGTCGATACCGCAGGCGGCCATCTTCTTGCACCTGGTCTCGAAGAATTCTTCTATGTCCGCTTCGGTTACCGGGCGGTGGTAGCCCTTGGTGGCGATTTCCTTGTTGAATTCCTTGATAGAGCGGGTCATTTGGGTTTCTCCTTGGTTTGGTGTAGGGGGTTTGTTCCCCCTACACCTATATTATGGCACATGTGCCAACCTGTTATCAAGGCGGCTGGCTGTGAATTACGCCACAATAAGCTCCAAATCCTGAATATCGAAGACCCCGCCGGCGGACATGACCAGCTCGGCATAGGCGGCGACCGTCTCGACTGTCAGCGGCATCGGGTGGACGCGCAGCAGCTCGCCGTACTCCGGGAACCACCGGCGGGTGTCAAAATCACCGGCCAGGAATTCGTCTACCGCGACGCCGCGGATGCCCTTCCAGTCTCGTGCGTCGATGCTGGTGATGCGGTCGACTACCAGGTGGTATGAGCTGATGGTTCCGCCGTGTGGGTGCGGGCAGTCGATAAACCAGCGGTGAGCGCGGGTGTAGGCTCGGGTGGTGTTCGCGTCGATGCGGGCCGTGGTCTCTTCGCTGAAGGCCGGCAGGCTGAGAAGCTTCGCGGCGGCCTCGAGTACGGCGACGTGCTCGCGCAGGGTGCGGGCCTCGCTCTTGATGGCCTTGTCGTTGATGACGCCCTGGATGGTGAAGTGGGTGAGGGGTGTGATGGTGATCATGGGGGTTTCTCCTTTTGTGGTTCGGAAGGTGCCGGGCGGCGGCGCGTGGTTCGGAAGGTGCCGCCGCCTGGCGGTTATCGGTGGTTTGTGCGGTGCTTAGTGCTTGCGGGCGTATGCGTCGCCGTAATTCTCGTCTACCCAGCGGTAGAACGCTTCGCGAGCGCTCATCTTGCCGTAGCTTTCGCCTTCGCCCCTTGCGCTCAGCTTTGCGTAGGTGTCCCAGTCGCCGGTGTTGTAGACGGTGACGGTGCTGTTCTTGCCGCGGGGCGGGCGCTCGAGGTATGCGTAGGTGTCGTCGAGGCGGTCGATGCTGTAGACGGCGGGGCAAGCGATGTAGAGCTTGAATCCCTTGTAGGTGTAGGTGGGGCGTGCCATTTTTGTTCTCCTTTGTTCCTTGGTTGATACTTCTACTATACACGCCGTTGTCAGGTGTGGCAACTTATTTTTGTGTGAAGTGCATCACATTTCAGACAGGCCGCACCTCCACCCAAACGCCCGGCACCGCGCCCTCGTCATCCTCGTACCTTTTGGTGACCTCCATGCTCACCACGCGCGAATCGTCACGCCATACGCCCGCATCAGTCAGCGCGTCAAAAACCGCGCGGGTGAGCTTGTCCAGGTCTGGCTTGACCGCCGGCAGGCCCCACCGCGGGCGCTTAGGCCGCGGCATCGTGAATCCAAGGTAGACGCGGCACGGCTCATCCAGCGTCTCCCAGCCCGCTTCTGCTATCGCCGCCTCGGCAGCCGAACGCACCGCCGCCCTCCACGGCTTCAGACGCGCGTTCGCATCCACCAGCACGGCCCGGACGCCGCGCACATATGCATTTTTCGACCCTTGGGGCACCGGGGCGCCCTCGACAAAAAAATCTAGCATGGACACCTCTCGGAGGCTAAAAGAATACCCCCACCCATACCAGGGTGGGGGTATCCATAACTATGTAAGGAGAAAGCATGTCCGCGCTCGCGCGGGCCTACTCTGCGAGACCAGTATAGCACAAGTCCCCCAGGCCGTGATTAGCCGAGGGGACTTGCGTATACCATTCCGCACACTCTACAGGAGTACGTCTAGCATATCACAGGCGCTCGCCCATAATCACGCGGCGCGGCGCGTCATCCGCGCCCTGCTGTGCCCACGGGTCCGCCTGCTGGGCGAAACCGCCCGCCTGTACGGTGGGCCAGGCGCTCACCTGCTGCTGAACCTGAACCTGAGCCGGGGCCGGGGCGCCCTGTGCGGGCTGGGCCTGCGCGGGTGCGGCGCTCGCATCACGCGGCGGGTAAAGCGGCAACGCGACCAGAGACGCGGACAGCTCCAGGGTCTTGCCCCTCTGGCCGTCCTTGCCCTCCCACTCGCGCAGACGCTCCGACCCCTGCACGGTCACGGCCATGCCCTTGGCGAGCACGGTCTGCAAATATTCTGGCTTCATGAGGCCACGCTCCCACACGGACACGGAGCGCCAGGTGGTGCCGGCGGTCTCCCACTCGCCCGTCTGAGGATTTTTTGCGCGGTGGTCCTCGGCCAGCTGGAAATTCAGCACCGGCAGGCCGGTCCCGGTGTAGCGGAGCTTCGGGTCGGACCCGATACGTCCAGTAATTGTGATATTGGTCACTTTTTCGCCCCTTCGGTCAGAAATTTCAGATTTGCGGGGGGCTCGGCGCGCTCTAGCGGCGGCACTTCCCGGTACTCCACCGGGGTGATGTCGGCGGCGCGGCGCACATAGGCCGGCAGCTCGCCCGCGGCGGCAGTGTAGGCGAACACGAGCTCATTCCAGTCCTCCACCTCATCGCATGTGGCGGGGGTGAGCTCGGAGAGCTTGCGTTGGATGGCGCGAGCGCGGCGGAGCTTGCCGCCGATTTTCTTGTCCAGCTCATCCCACGCCTTGGTAATATGCCCGGGCTGGAGCTTCAGCATTTGGGGAACGTGGTAGATGTGCGCGACGATGAGCGCGGCGTGCTGGTCTGGCACATCCTGGAGCCATACCTCGGACCAGGATTTCGCGCGGGCCGGCGTCATTGGCTCATCCTGGAGGCGGGTATCTGCGCTCGCGGCGAGCGAGTACAGCTGGATGATGGTCTCTGGCTTCATGCTCGGTCCTCCGTCCAGGGGTCGGTCGTCTCGATTGCGAGGGGCTGGTCCGTGAAGGCGGCCGCGCCGGCTTGGAGCATCTGGGCGGCGGCTTCATCCCATGTCTGTCGGCGGCGGTTAGCGCGCACCTGCTGGTCTGCCGGGATGGTCCACCGGTCACGCTCTAGCCACCGCTGCGGGTAGATTACCCACCGGATATCGTCGGCGGTGAGGTTTTGCTTGGCCCAGGCTCCGAACTCTTGTGCGGCGCGCACGATGGTCTCGGGGGTCTCGCGCTTGACGGCGGCCTTCCACGCGGTGTGTGCTTTGCAGCGGTCGATGGGGCGCGGGTATGCGGCCCAGAAAGCTTCAAAAGCGAGGTCGCCCTTGCCGGCGGGTGCGCGGCGGGGCTTGGGGGTTGCCGGCGCGGGGCCGGCGGGCTCTGCAGGGGCGGGCGCGCTCGCAGGCTCGGGGGCCGGTTCACTGGTGACGCTGGCCTGCTGGGAGGCGCGGATTGCGTCGGGATGGAGGCGGTAGCGGGGGGTGGTGCCGAGCCGCTCGATGCGGGTTGCCCAGCCGTAGGATTCCAGGGCGCGGATTGCGGCGCGAATCGTATTACGGCTGAGACCGGTATGGGTCTCCAGCGTGGCGAATGACGGCCAGCACTCATGTGTTTGTTCGCTGGTGAAGGTGGCGAGGGCGTGGAGCGTAATCATCTTTGACGTGCTCAGCTGTGCGCCGGTGGGGGTTCGTGTTGCCCGGAGGGCTGCCGCGATGGCTGTGATGCTCATCTGATTTTCCTTTCTCGCTTCTCGGTACCTCCAGCCTACCGGTTTTGTCCCGCTCGGCGCAAGTTTGCGGCATGTGAGTTAAGTCTCTTAGTTCAGTAAATAGTTAGTTAAATAGTTCGGGGGTAATGGCTGGTACCCCCCCATACCAGCCATTGCCTCCCCCCATACCAGCCATTGCCTCCCCCCATACCAGCCATTGGTAAGGGTGGTTTTTGGTAGGGGGGGGCATTTTGGGCAAAAAAATACCCCGCATAGGCCAAACCATGAAAGCCAATGCGGGGTATTTCAACCAAGAAACCCAAAAGGTCACTACTAGTTTACCACAGCATAAGGGCCCCGGAAAACCATGCCGGGGCCCTTATCGACTTCATCACACCTCACAAAAGGAGATGAAGTCATTATACCGCATCTTCGCAATGCCGAGTGAGTGACATACCAAGTATAGCACGAGAGCCCCCAAATAATTGGGGGCTCTCATGATGACTATTCCGTGTCCACAGCAGCAGTGACTCAACTCCCTACCAGTGTACCACACTAGCCGGTGTGTCCAGTATCACGCCGCCGCGCCTTGATAATCATCTGGCAGGCGTGCCACAATGGAATTACCGACCGAAAGGAACCCCAAATGACCACCCGCGAATTCACCAACGCCTTCGCAATCTTCTTCGCACTCATCACCACCGGCATGTGCGCAATCTTCGCGCTGAGTTTCTGGACATGGCGCGCCCCCCTCGCAATCACCATCACCGCCTGGGCCGGCGCCGCCCTCATGCCAACCTTCACCGAAAACTGGAAGGACAACTAAAATGACCACCGCAACTTGGCACGACCTCTACGAGCCCGCCCGCACCTCCGAGGATTTCCCCACCGCCTCCATCTTCAGGAACTGGGCCCGCCGCCCCGACGACAACCGCCGCCTAGCCACCATCGCCGGCGTACACGACTCATGGATTATCCGCCTCGCACATCGCATCCGCCACACTCTCGACTCGCGCATCCCCAAGAGCGAGCGCGTATGGCTGGTACGCACCCCCGTGCACGGCCCCGAGACCTGGGCCGGCGAACCCCTATACGAGGTTGCCCTCCAGGCCTCGCAGGAGACCGGCAGCCTCCACGGATACGCCGTCTCGGCTCTCCGTCGAGTCGAAGCCGAGGAAATCGTCACCGCCCTCCGCGCCCTCGACGAGCATATCATCCGCCTCATCTAGACAGGACCCAATCATGAAAATTCAGACTCTCCTCCGACACGGCCGCCGTAACGCCCCGGCCCCGGGCACACCCGCATGGCGCCGCTATTTGACCGCCTCCAAAATCAGCGCGGTCATGCGCACCAGCCCGTGGCAGACCAGGTTCCAGCTCTGGCACGAGATGGCCGGCAACATCCAGCCCGACCCGCCCCACCCGGCAGTCCTAGAGCGCGGCCACATCCTCGAGCCCGCCGTAGCCGCCTGGGTACAGGCGCACCACCCCGAATGGCGGGTGCGCGACTGTGGGGGCCGCTGGTGGCAGGTCGCAGGCCACTACGCGGCCACTCCTGACCGTATCCTCGTCGATGCCGAGACCCGCGACGTCGTAGGCCTCCTCGAAATCAAGACAGCCTCCCACTCTGATGGGTGGGGCGCCCCCGGGACGGATGAAATCCCCCCCAGCTACCGCGACCAAGTGCAATGGCAGCTCCATTGCACCGGCCTGGATTACGCAGTCGTGGCCGTCCTCACCGCCCGCCTAGAATTCGCCGAGTACCACCTCCGCCGCGATGACGAGCGCATCGCCCAGATGCTCATCGAGGCAGACAAATTCATGGCAGACCTGGAATCTGGCCTAGAGCCCGACTGGTCCACCGAAGCGGGCGATTTCCAGGTCTACGAGACCCTCCGTGAGCTCCATCCGGAGATTGACGACTACACCGTGGAGGCCTCGGGGGTGACTGCGCTCGCAATCCGCCGCGCCGTGAAGGCAAAGCGTCTCGCGCAGGTGACCGAGGCCCGCGCCAAGGCCTCGGCAGCCTGGGAGCTGGAGCGTGGCCGCGCACTCACCCGCGACGGCGCAGTCATCGCCCGCCGTACCGCACGCAAGACCAAGACCGGCGAGCCCGGTGTACCCTACATCACATTCACCAAGGAAGCAGGCAAATAAGTGACCAAGAACACCCCCGAAACTGTAGATGTGGCCACCGGCGAGGTCGTCATGTCCCCCGTGGCCAAGTCAATCCAGACCCACGTCATCGCACCCTCCCGGGCGCAGGTCATCGCCGCGCTCCCCTCGCACATGCGTGAGGACGGCGACGCATTTTTGACCGCCTTCATTACTCAGGTGGCGCAGAATCAGGCTCTGACAAGGGCCGCGATGCAGAACGCGGCGGGGCTCATGGCGACCGTGCAGGAGGCGGCACGCCTCGGGCTGGTACCCGGTTCACCGGACTATTACCTCGTGCCGCGTGGTAATCAGGTGACCGGCATGGTCTCCTACCGGGGTGAGATGGAGCTCATGCGCCGCACCGGCCGCGTCCGCGATTTTGGGCACATGCTCGTGCGCGATAATGACCGATTCGAGTGGCGCGGCGTGACCGAGCTCCCACTACTCCAGGAGGCCCCCGAAGGCGAGCGCGGCGAGCTCCGCTGCGCTATCGCCTGGGCCGAATACCGCGACGGGACGCGCTCTAGCATCGTGCGTGTGGACCGCGACCGCATCGCCGCGGCTAAAAAGGCCTCCGGCAGTGCGCGGTCTGCGTCTAGCCCGTGGGTACAGCATGAGGCGGCCATGTGGCGCAAAACCGCCTTTCATGAGCTGTCGCTCATCGTGGGTACGTCGGTCGAGGAGCGTCGCCCTGAGGCGCTCGCGGCGGCGGCAGAGCGTGAGGCCCTGCATATGGAGCGTGACCGCCTGGAGGTGGAGCGTATGCAGGCTGAGAACGAGCGACTACGTCTTCAGGTGGAGCTCGCGCGTCTGAAGGCCTCGGAGAACTAACCCCGCCCCCCCCTGCGCGGCCACGCCCCCGCAACCTTGGGGGTGTGGCCGCGTCCCCGTTGTGTGATGAGGTTCACACGCTCAAAACTTGCGACAGGCTGGCAGGCCTGCCATACTATAGATGTGAGGCAAACAGCCAAACAAACCAACAACAAAGGAGAACACCATGAAGGCAACCATCACCGCAACCCTCAACAACCGCGGCGGCATGGAAGGCATCGCAGCCAAAACCACCGACGGCACCATCTACATCGACCTCAACGAAACCTACCCGGACTGCTCCGACATCTACGACTACGACATGCTTGAAGCGCATCTCGCAGACCTCAAGGTATTCGCCAAGGACCTCGCGGGAACCTACCCTTGGGATGACGAGGAATTCAAGGTTGAGTTCGGTGCCATCAAGTCCGAGGATGACGAAGAAATCGTCTGGGACGCCACCATCACCAAGCTCTAAACCACAACCACCATACCCCCCCATTTCGGGGGGGGGGTGGAGAGGAACCCCAAAATGGAAATTCTCAACGTGAGGCAGCACACCAAGACCTATTTCACGGCAATGGTCACGGACGACTACGGCCTGGACCACCCCATCCGTGTACGCCTCGACAGCGACGGGGCCGTGCTCTTCCAGCTGACCACCACCCTACGAGCTGGCGGATACTCGGACACCCCCATCTCGACCATCCGTAACTTCCGCAACCTCGGCATCCTCAGCGGAGACAAGGCGACTTTTTTCGATGTCGGCCCGGCCTGCCACGCCGCGACCGAGCAGGAGATGCTAGACATCATCCGCAAGTCCAGGAAAACCCCGGCCGGGTTCGCGGGCATTATCCGCGAGATCGCGCAGCGGGTCCGCAACGCAGCCTCCGCCCTGCTGACGGCACCTGAGCCGGCCCCTAAGCCGACACTCAAGGCCAGCCCCCGTGTCCGTCGTACCCCGTCGCAGGCCAGCCTCGCAGACCAGGCCGCCGGCATCGCCTGGCTCACCACAATTCTGTCAGACACCACGCTCCCCTACAGCCTGCACGAGCAGGCACTCCGCACCCGCGCAGGCCTCCTCACCATCCGAGACACCCTCCAGGAGACAAAATGACCACCACACCCCGCCCCCTACCCTCCGTCCGAAGCTACACCGATGTGAAAAACCTGGCCGGGACGTTCAAGCCCGCAACCGCCCCGCGGAGGCGCATCCCCACCGTCACCCGGCACGAGCAGGCCCTCACACGGCATGAACGCGCCATCGTGAACCTGCGCGCCGTGCTCGCGTTCGAGCGTCGCCGCCGACAGACCATCGAGGAGGCACTGGACATGGTGAAAAAGCTGGCCTACGGGTCGGTCACCGCCTGCATCGTCCTCAGCGTCGGATTCCTCCTCCAGCTGGCCGGGGCCCGGTAGAAGACACGAAAAGGCCCCCACCCTGTATGGGTGGGGGCCTCCCCTATACCTGCCGCCTAACCGGCGAGAGGAGTGTCACGATTCACACCCTGCACCTCAGTGCCGTGGTCACTGCGCAGGTCGCGGGTAGCGGGCTGTGCGGCGGGCGCGGGCATCACAGAGATGCCCGACACCACAGCCGCCGCGATATCCTCGGCGGACGGCACCTCGACAGGCTCCGGGGCCGGCGGGGTCGGCGGCACGGTCTTGACATTCGCCGCGGCCATGACGAGCGCAAAAACCGCCGGCACAAGCGGCAGAATGACATTCAGACGCTCACTGGTGATGAGCCCGTAGGCTACGGCGATTGCGCCGATAGCGGCGCACAGCTGGTAGGTTGCCGCGCGGAGGCGTGCAGCCTTCTCATAATCCATTGTGATATTCCTCACTCTCTAGTTAAAATCCGGTGCCCCAAGTGGTATCAGACCGGCCGTCATTGGGGCCGACGGCGACATATCGACGCAGGCCTGCCCACGAGACATAGCTCAGCCAGACGTACCCATTAGCGGCAATGAAGCCGTCGTAATTGAATCCACGGCCGGCGGCGTAGTAGCCCGCCGCCGGGGAGTCCACCTCAGTGTCGGCGGAGACCTCCAGCCGGCGGTCGGTAGTGAACCATCCGGTCGCGTCGTGCCACACGCCCTCGCGGAGCGGCGTAGGGCCTGCCGGCGGGGTCGGGGCGCTAGGCTGGACAGCCGGCACCGCCGGCGCCTCTACGCTACCGCCGCCGCTCACGTGCGCCTGCACGCGCTCCATGAAATAATCCCACGGGAAATTGGGGCCGGGGTCGGTGTGATTAGTCTCACGGAACACGCGGGCGAGCGCCGCGTGAGTGGTAATGCCAGGCTCACCGGCGGCGACCTGCTCATCAGTCAGCACACGCACAGGGATTTCCTGGCGAGTGCAAATATCCGCGGTCAGAGCGGCGACACGCTCCAGCATCGCGCGCGAGTAGTCATCGAGCCATTCAGCGCGAGACTGAGACGCGCGGCCGGCCATCTCAATCTGGATGCCGAGGTAATTGCCGGTCGGGCCACTAGCCCAGGCGTAATCACCTTCATTCACACCCTGGACAATCGAATCATTGTCCACACAATAGTGCGCGGACGCCTGCGCGTTCGGGTTAGTGAACCAATTTCCGCCGATGCTTTCGGCGATGGAATTGCCCTCGGCGGTCTCCATGGTGTGCAGGACAACCCACTTCGAGCGGCGGTCGTAGTCGCCGGAATCCTCAAAATTGGGTGACCGCGCGATGCTGCCCACGAGCGCGGAATCAGGCTTAGCGAGATACATTATTTCTCCTCCTTCTTTTTGGTTTTTTCAATGTTCTTATTCGGGGTGGTGACCAACCCAAACAGGGTGTTGATGCGGCGGCGGTCGTCAAGAATCTCGTGCCGCACCTCGACGACGTCGCGGCCGATGCTATCGACGCGCGGCACAATATCGCTGACACGATTACCGACGCCCTCGATGGTCTGCGCGACATGCTCGACTTGACGGGTGAGCGCGGCCACCTGGTCAGAGACCTGCTTGACCATAGTCACCGCGTCGGTAGCGGTAGCCTGTACCGCGTCCAAATCATCGCGCAGGATGGTGCCATGCGAATTGACCACCTGCGCCTTAATCGCCTCTACGGCTTCCTTTTTCTCCTGGGCGTCAGCCTCCACACGCCCGAGCCGGCGTAGGATTTTCGCACCAAATTTGGCGATGTATCCTACCGCGCCCGCTCCGACTAGGACGACTGCCGCGCCCGCCGCCTCGCCCAGAGCGGTGAGGTTCTGGGCGAGGCTGGGGTCTAGAGCCATCGGTGTTTCTCCTCTAGATTATGGGTCTATGCGGTGCGTGCCGTGGGGGCGAGGATTACCGGCATAGCCTTTTCGAGGTAGCCGGCCATGACCTCGTGAATCCCGTCGCCGGGGTGAAGACCGTCTCCATAATCGGCAGGCCGTAGGCCCAAATCCATGCGCCAGATACGGCGGGAGCCGCCGGGCGTAGCGCCAGCCTGTGACACGCACGGATTCCAGTCTACGACGCCACCGCTACCGAAAATGTGGGCAGGGTCACCCTTACGGATTAGCTTACCGCCGCCGTCCACGACCGCGCAGCGCACAATGTCATCGCCGGTAGCGCCAGCTTCGACCACAGCCGACCAGTCGCGCTTCATGGGCGCGCCGTCGAGTAACCAGGCGTCCCATTTCAGGAAGCCGGGCACGTCAGATGCCGCGGTCTGTCCCTCCACGGTGCGCCAGCCGTCGCGGCTCGTGGTCTGCGGGGTGAGCGTTGATTTGACGATGCCCTGGATGCCGTCGCCGCGGAGCTTGCGCCAGTGCTCCATGCCGAGGCGCTGGTCTGCGCCATTGATGCCGAGCTCGTCAAAGCACATGGTCGCGGACTGCACGCTAGGACGGTACAGCGTCTCGTAATCGCGGGTCGCGTGGACGTAATTACGGCCGCCGGTCGCATTTTTAGCCCAGGCGACACCAGCGGCGATAGCCCACCGCTGGACGTGCGAGCGGCTGAAATGCATAATCGAGTCACCCGTGAGCACCCACGCTGGCTTATCGGTCGGAGCCAGGATACGCGCCGGGCGAGCACCAGGAATCAAAGGCGTTTCGGCATTGTTGCCGCCGTTCATGTGGACGGCACCCCACGCCGCTTCGAAGGTATCACCGACGGCGTACCAGGAATCGACGCCTGGCAGGTAGCCGACCTGGTCGCCCATAGGGCGGCCACCCTCCGGTGCGCCGGTGAAGCCGTACCAGGTGAGCACCTCGCCCGCATTTGCCGAGATAGGCAGCGGGTCGGTTTTCACGTGGACGATGCCGCCGCCCGGGGTGCCGGGCCGCTCCACACGCGCCGCCGGCTTGCCACCGCTGAACGTGACCGGGACGGGTGCATCATCACCGACCGCGACGGCGACGCGAATCTCCACGACACGCGCCACCTTGTCATTCATGAGCACGTCAAACTCGGCGACGGGGTTCGCGGTGTCCACCACCACAGGGATGTGTGCCGCGACCAGTGAGCCAGTCTCAGCGATCGAGGTGACCGGCAGATTCATGAACGCTCCGCCGCCGGCAATGTTCTTCACGGGGCCAGTAGGCGGGGTGACGGTGCGCTCCTTCTGCTCACCAAATCCCTTCACCGGCGACCACTTTGCCCCGTCCCAGAGCTTGGGCGTAATTTTACGCCCGGTCTGAACATCAATAATCCGCACTGGCTACGCTCCCGGTCCGCGCTTCAGAGCCGCCACAGCCGCCTTCATCCACTCAACGCTCTTAACCTCGTCCTTCGCGAAACCGAAGCCCGCGAGGCTCAGCGTCTCATTATCCAAGATGGACCACTCGATAAACTTGATGTGGTCGTTGCCAGAGTCCAGGCCAGCCCAGGGCACGGACGCGACCTCGATACCGTTGATGTAGCCGCGCATGGTGGTGCCGTCCCAGGTCACGGCCATCAGCATGGTCTCACCGTCAGCGACAGCAGGCGCAGCGGCGGCGTTCTTGGTCACGCGGCCGCCGTTCGGACGCTCAAAATCGACACTGAAACCGGTGCCGGCACCGGCGGCAGTAGTGATAGCGAACCGCGGCATCTTTTCAGACCAGAGACCGCCGAGGCGGACAATGTTCGCGGCCTTGCGGTTCACCTTGACTGCGAGAATCAGAGTGAAAGAGCGCATGGAATTGGGTGCGAAATTAGCGAAATGGTACGATGCGCCGCTTGCCTTCGCGGCGGTAGTGCCAACACCAATACCCGGGACGCCCGGCACCAGGCGGTCGTTGTACCTGGAGACGAGGACCAACGGCGAGGTGCCGCGGTCCTTCGGCTTCTCAGCACCGGCCGCGTCATCAAAACGAATATAGCTGGTCAGGGGCAGCACCGCGTCATCAAACGGGATAACCTGCGACTCGAAAGTGAAAGCCCACGAGGCGACCGCGCCCACGGCGAACTTAGCGCCGCCCGCCGGCTCAGCAGTCACGGACACAGTCTTCGGGTAAGGCTCATCCACGCGGCGCACACCGGCGGCGACCGGAGCGCCGTCCAGCTTGTAGGTCGCAAGCTTAGTGCTAGGAATTTCGACGGTCTTATCCTTCTGTGAGAAAACCGGCGCGGGCGGGGTGAAAGCGCCGGGGTTCGAGGTATCAAACCAAATGGTCTTTACCCCGAAGGTGGTCGGCGCCGGCTCATTCTCACCCACAACCAGGGCGTACCCGAGAGCCTTAGCCACAGCCTCAGCGGTAGGGGTGACAGCCTTCAGCTCCTCCTTCGTGGCGAGCTTGGTCAAGTCAGCGGCGGGAGCCTCGCTCTTGATAAGATCCTTAATTTCCTGCTTCAGCACAGACGGGGCGTGCCCGTCAGGCAGCAGGCCCTTAATAATGTTCGCGGCCATGTCTAACCTTCTTTCGCTTCGTAGTTGCCGTCGCCCGTGTGAGCGATGGCGTAGCGTGCGCCCTCAAATTCGACCGCGTATCCACCATCCGAGACAGTGCGGACGGTAGCGGCAGGGACGGCGTACCCACCGTCAGCGAGCGCCTGTACCTCCGGCTGTGCAGGTGCCGGGGTAGGCGGCACAGGCTCAGGCGTGGGGGTCGGTACCGGGGGTACCGGCACGGGTTCAGGCTCAGGGACAGGGGGCTGAGGAACAGGAACCGGCTCCGGCACAGGCGCCGGCGGCGTGGGTTCAGGTTCCGGTGAGGGCGGTACCGGAGACGGCTCAGGCTCAGGCGTAGGCACCGGCGAGGGGGCAGGCGCATCTGAGCCATCGACAATAATCACCGGCAAATCATAGCGTCGGTCGTCCACCACCAGCACGGGAGCCCAGCGGCCCGGCGAGAGGTGGACGCCTTCGATGACACCATCTATGATACGCGCTACCGCGACGCCGGGCACGATGATGACGGAGCCGCGGTCATGCACACCGCCAAGCCACACGTAGCGGATATGCCCGCACACGGGGGTGGTCTCAGCGTTCGCGCCGTAGGGGAGGACGGCGCGGCCAGTCACGAGGCTCACGCGACCACCTGCCAGTCACCATCAGCGCCCGCGTTCACAGCCACAGGCTCACCGAGGCCGGTCTGGACCCCCCACGAGCCATCGCTCTCATGGGTGGTGAAAATCCTTTCGCGCGCGTTGATGCGCGTCTGGAGCTCCACCAGCTTGGCGTCAATCACGCGGTATGCCGACTCATTGTCCTGCGCGACGCGTGCAGGGTCGCCCGGCTCCCTGTAGGGAATCCCCATGCCGGGGGTGGTATTAGCCATTATCCTAATCCGCCTTTCCAGGTAGTTTGTTGTACACATCACTGTAGGTCTTGCCGGCGGGGATAGCGCCGTAGGAGCCGTAGGCCTTCGCTAGGTCGCCGTAGGTCTTGCCGGCGCGGACATCCCGGAGCTGCTTCACGTGCATGTCGTAGCTCACAGAGGGGACCTTGCCAGCCCACGATTCGCGGTAGCCGGTGATGACGCAGTCCGCCTCCCACGTGGTGCCGTCCGAATCCTGCGCCTGCAGGGTGATAGAGTCGCCGATTTGCTTGCGGGGGTCCCACAGCATATCCAGGCCGTCAAAAGTGACCTTCTCGACGCCAATTTCAGCCGCGAGCGCCTTAGCGACGCGCGACGCGTCCTCGGGGTGCAGCCACCAGCCAGAATCCAGCCGATACACCGGCCCCGTATGCGAGCCACTCGCGTGTTTGCGTTGGAACTTCGTCCACGTGACCAGGGTTTTACAGCGGAGAATCGGCATGGGGATACCCCGGTTGCCGAAGCGCAATTCACCGACCGCAATAGACGGGGACGCCAGATAATATTTTTCGGGGCCTTTCGAGGTCTTTTTCTGCACGCGGAAAGTCATTTTGACCGTGCGCTGACCAAGCGTCTCAAGCTTCGCGCTGAGGTCCTCATGATTCGCCGCGTCACCAGTCCAGCGGTACCCCTCCGGCTCCTCCTGATTCTCAAAAACCATGCTCCACCAGGAACCTACACCGCGGTTGAAATCAGCCCAGGCGAAGATTTTTCGCTTCGAGTTCACGAGCGGGCGCATGTCCGTGTCCAGCCCGTGGACATCCACCTCATCAGCCCATGAGTGGAAAATCTCAATGTATTTGTTGGGCTCCACCTCCTGAATGTTGTCAGGCTGGTAGGCGACCGTGGCCGGCCAATCAGAGCCGCCGCGGAAATTAGGTTCCACACCCTCCACGATGACACCGGAGCGTACACCGTCGCGTGCGGTTTTCCAGGCGCCGCCGAAAACGCGTTCACTGATTTTGTCCACGATAACCGGGGTCTGCGTGGCTAGGCGGTCACGCGCAGACATGTTCAGGCGGCCCTCCTCGTCAATCCAGACAGTGCTCAGGGTTGCCGCCGCCCACTCGTCCACAATGTGCTCACAGGTCACATTCTCGAAGCCACGCGTCGCGGGGACACGCACCTGCTCCAGCGCGGACGGCTGTAGACGCGGCAGGGGGCGCGCCATCATCTCGACGCGGCGGCCGCCATCCTCCCAATCCGTGAGATAGTCCACCTTCACGCCGAGGGTAAGGTGCGCAGTGACGGACACCACCTCAATATTTGCGGGCACGGTGGTGTTGCGGAGCAGGGTAGACTCGCGTTCGCTCGTCCAGACACGGATACCCTGGCTATTGATTTTCACACACATTAGCGGGTAGGCGCCGTAAACCTTCAGCCCCGGCAGCAGACCGTGACGCGACGACCAGCCGCCCACCGTCCCATCGGCGGAGTTGTAGGCCACCTTCAGCACTGAGCTGTCAGAGAAGGCCACCTCCACGGATGAATCCACATTCGGCGCGAAAGCGCGCGCGTAAATCATGATGTCGCGGCCATTGCGCGGCACGGCCGCGGCGTTGGTTTTCTGATCGCGGCGAGCCGTGGCGCCTAGCGGGGTGCCGTACTCTGCACCGGGGGTGACCATTTTGCCGATAGCCGCGAACGCCCCGTACTGGTGCGAGTTGTGCAGGCATGTGTCGTCCGTCACCTGAGGCAAAATGCCATAGCCGGCCTGCTCGACCGCGCGGTAGGCGACCCATGCGGAGCGGCCATATGCGGTGCCCTCAGCCATGGGCGGCACGCTAATCTGCTCCTGCAGGCCGCCCTGTAGCCCGTCGGTAATTTGGGTGGTCACAGTATCGTCGCGCAGGTGGTAGGTGGACGCGCCGAGGTACCCCCAAAATCGGGGGAATTCCACGCCATCCACGACGGCGACGATGCGCACGTGCGCACCCTGGGTAGGCATCCACCGGGACTCACCGATAGGGGCAAGTGGGTGCCGAGTCACCGCGGACTCGGGCGCCCACGTAATCGAGCCCGTGCGCGAGTACACGCCATCACCGGCAGCGACCAGAGACTCAGGCAACCCACCGGAGGTATTGCCATCCCACGACGCGGATGCATGGGGGCGCTCTACACCATCCACGAAAATGCGGAGGCCCGCATCAATGACCGGGCCGGGCTCGTATTGGCCCTTCAGCATTAGCCTACCTCCCTAATTGTCAGCGAGAGTGTGCGCCACATCTCCCTCAGGTGAAATTCATAGCTCGTGTACGTGGTCTGCGCCTCCTCGATGATGACCGAGGCGGCACCAGCCCCCATGTCCCAGGGTACCGGCCCGGCAGTCCACGTGACTTGGGGGCGCGTCACAGTGGTGGAGCCGCGCGTCTGAATTTTCACCGCGCACGCCCCGAGCGGGAGCGCCGGCATGGTCACCGAGACACGCTCCATGAGCTCACCGGACGGCCGCGCAGTCACAGCCGGCCCGACCGGCTGGCCCGCCGCGTTCACCGGCTGGACCACCAGGACACCGGCCGCGCCGGCCATGTCCACGGTCACCGTGACCGGCTCGCCCGGGATGCACGGGCACGCCTCCGCAATCGTGATAGGGCCACCACCAGTGCGGGAGCGTGCACCGGCACCGCCGGCGCCATCCGCTGCGCCTGCGTTAGCCACGCCCGAGAGCATCGACTCCGCCGGTGTCAGCACGTTAGTGACCGCCGCCTCATCCGAGATGAATACCCAGGGGCCATCACCGAACGCGCCGGCCACCAGCTGAGCCAGCTCCGCGGTCTCCGCATTGGTGCCGGTCACTTCCAGAGACCATTCGCGGCGGCGCGCAGAAGCTGGGGACGACACGAAAGCCCACCGGCGGGCCGGTGCAGACTGCACATCATATCGTGTGGGGTTCGTCACCTTCACAGGGGTCGGCCACAAGATTTTATACATCCTGCCCAGCTCACCAATGTATCCAGCCACTAGCAAATCCTCTCTGCGCGGCGGGCCATCTGGAGGAAAGCCCGCTCGTCTACGGCTCCCAGGCGGGACAGCACGTCCACCAGCTGGGAGATAACCTCAGCGTCCAGGCCGCCGGCCTGCTGTGCGGGGGATGCCGCGGGGGCCGCCGGGACGGGGGTCGCCGGGACGACAGCCGACAGGTCCGCCGCCGGGGACAGATTGAAATCCATGCCGCCGAGCGCGAAGCTCGCAGCAGAAGCCAGCTGCCCGCGACCCTCCTCAATGCTGTTAGCAAAATCACCAATCAGCGCACGACCCGAGTAAGTCGTGTAGCCCCGGCCACTGAAGCGGCCGCGCTTAGCCGGCGAGTGCGGGAAGAAATCGCCAATCGCCTTCATGACTCCGCCGACCGCATCCGTCACGCCGCTGAGCATACTCTTGATTCCGTCGATGAATCCTCCGATGAGGGCCTTACCGGAGTCCACGAGCATGCCGCCAAGGTTGCCTAGGCCGTCCTTGATTTTCTGCGGCATGGACTTCACAAATTCGACCGCGGACCCGACGCCATCGCTAATCGCCTTGGTGATGCCGTTCCACGCGCCCACCACGAAATCGCCGATGCCATTCCAGAGGTTGTTCCAGATGTCCACCAGCATTTTCGCAAGGTTCTCGAAAATGTGCATGACAACATCGAAAGCGCCCGTGATGGTGTTCACAATGAAATCGAGAATCCCCTTCAGTACGTCGAGGATGCCATTCCAGGCGCCTTCCCAATCACCACGCAGAGCCGACAGGAAAACGTTCAGGATGCCTGTGATAATGTTCACAGCGTCCGAGATGACTTTGCCGATGAAACCGAAAATGTCCGAGACCGTTTTGCCGATAAATTCGAAAGCGGGAGAAAAAGTCTGGATGAGGAAAGCCACAATCGGGGCGAGGAAAGACACAATCTGCGCGGCAATCTCCACAATGGTCG